TGTGGTCCGCAGGGGCTGAGTACCGCATCACAGACCTGCCAGCGGTGGGCTTTAGCGGGGACTACTACCACCGCCCAGCGTTCATCCACGGGGAATGGCTCCCGTTCACCGGCGTCGTCATGTTCATTGACCCGTCCGGGCGCGGTAAAGACGAAACCGCATACGCCATCGTGGCCCACCTCAACGGCAATTTGTACCTCCTGGAGAGTGGTGCCTATGCAGATGGCTACACAGAAGCCGTTCTGGAGGGCCTAGCAAAGGCTGCAAGGCGCCGGAAGGTCAACCTGGTACTCCTGGAGGACCAGTTCGGTCAAGGCATGCTGCAGAGCCTCCTACAGCCCTATCTGCGCACGCACCATCCCTGCACCATCGAACCGGTGCGCAGCAACGTGCAGAAGGAGCGGCGGATCATCAACGCCCTGGAGCCCGTCATGAACCAGCACCGGCTGGTGGTGAACCGCTCCGTGGTCGAACTGGACGCCAAACCCAGGGACGCTGACTCCATTGAGACCGCCCTGGCCTACCAGCTGTTCCACCAGCTCACCCACTTGACCGTCGACAAGGGCTGCCTACAGCACGATGACCGCTTAGACGCCCTGGCAGGGGCCATCGAGTATTGGAACGAGTCCCTAGCCATTGATGAAGATAGAGCGATGAAAGAGAGACAAGCTGAGTTGTGGGACCTAGAGCTTGAGGCTTACATGGGCAACATTGAAGGAGCCCTCGATGCCAAGCTTCTTGGTATTCCTCTGGAATCGCTTGCGCGGACGTCGTCCAGCGCCACCTGGATGTCGGCTCGTGGCAAGACCTGATGGTGCTCGCGCCTACGTCATCCGCCTGCCAGGTGTGTTCGTTGGTTACGGCGGCACCAAGGAGCGCGGATCGTTCCAGACTGTGGTCCTGGCACCTTCTGAGGACATGGCCTGGGACATCGCTGTCATGTGCGACGTCTGGGAGCGGTTGCCCTTTGAGGTGAACAACGTCCAGATCTTCCCTAAAGACCCCCTTCCGTTGTCATGATCCGCCTGATTGACGCCGCTAAGCACTACAGGGACCTGCCCCACCAACGCGCAGCCTTTGAGTACCTACAGGACCAGGTCGACGCAACCAAGCTGGAAGAGTTTGCGTCCATCTACAGGTCCGCTGTACCCGACAAGGCCGACAAGGTCGGCAACGACTGGACAGGCATTGCCAATGCAGCCCGCAAAGCAGGCGCCAAGTTCCCTGAGCTGGTCGCAGCGCAGTGGGCATTGGAGAGCGGGTGGGGTAAGCACCAGTCAGGGGCCAACAACTACTGGGGCCTCAAGGGGTCTGGCACCTCGCATGAGACCCAGGAGTTCGTCAACGGTCAATGGATCACCATCACCGACTCCTTCATCGACTTCCCATCGCTGCAGGCCGGTGTCACCTACCTGGTGGACCGCTGGTACAAGGACTGGCGGGGCTACAAGGGCGTCAACAACGCCAACACAGCTGAGGACGGGGCCCGCTGGCTGGTCAAGGAGGGCTACGCCACTGACCCTGACTATGCAAGCAAGCTGGTTGCCCTGCTGCGCAAGAACACCAGCAAGCCCGCAGCTACCAAGCTGCAGCCTGGCAGCAGCTTTGCGCTCAGCATCACGCCCAACGTCACCTACGGGGAGCTGACGCTGCAGTCTGAGGCCCGTCGTTTCACTGCGCAGTACCAATGCGACACCGCAGTGATGCTTTGCCAGTTCGTGCAGAAGGCCCGTGACCACTTCAACAAGCCAGCTGTCATCACCAGCGCCCACCGTCCGCACAACATCAACGCACAGACCGGTGGTGCGCCCAACAGCGAGCACCTGTACGACGCACCTGACAAGGGCGCCATTGATTTTTACCTGGACGGCATGAGCGTGCTGACGCTGCAGGAGTGGGTTGACGCCCACTGGTCCTACTCAGTCGGTTACGGGGCCAGGCTGGGTTTTGTTCACCTGGGTATCCGACCAGGCAAACAGCGGGTACGCTGGAACTACTGATTCTTCAGTCCCATGAGAAAAGGCGGCAAGGGCGGCAAGGGCGGCGGCAAGAAGGGGTACTGACCATGGCTCCTAAAAAAGGCCTCTACGCCAACATCCACGCCAAGCGCGAGCGCATTAAAGGCGGTTCTGGCGAAAGCATGCGCAAGCCAGGCGCTAAAGGCGCCCCTACAGCCAAGGCTTTTAAGGATTCGGCCAAGACAGCCAAGAAGAAGAAGTAGTTGGCATGCACCGGCTTCTTCCCCGGTCAAAACTTGCTGTGCTCATCACCCTGATGGAGCAGCACAAGCATCGTCACCCCGACTTGTACGAGTACCTGACTCAGGCTTACTCCGCCCATGGCGGGTCAACCCTGTATCCGGTCCACAAGAACGGCGCGATCTGCCTGCAGCTGCACCTCAGGGAGTTTGAAACGCAGGAAAGGGCCTAGCGGCCCCGGCTTCTGCGCAGCATCTGCAGGCCCTGGAACACCAGCTGGATAATGCTGTTGCTCTTCAGGCGGCTAATCCCAATCAGCTCGCTGGCCGCGGCCACCACGATCCACGTGGCTGGGCTGTTGAGCACCGATTCAATCCCTTCCATCTAAAGCTCCTTTGTTGTGTGTTGTTGTACCGCGGGTGGCCGTGTAGGCCTCTGCCAGGTTATCCGCGGCTTCCTTTGCTAGCCATTTGGCGATGGCCGATTGCTGATGCCAGGCTGCGTTAAGGATCTCAGCCGCTTGCATCAGACTGTCCCACTCTTGCTCTTCGTAAAACGACTGCAGCAGCCGCTGTATTGACTCTTTGCGGAGAGCCAGCTCCAGCGGCATCTCCGTCAGGCTCACTGGTGCGGCACCTCAAGCCGTGCAACCCGCTGCTCAAGGTTGTTAAGGCGAGAGAAGGTCTCCCTGCGGTCTGCCTTAATGTCCACGTGCAACTGCTCAAGGCGTGCTGCCACGTTGTCCACACTGGCTGCAAGGCGAATCACGGCGTCTCGGCCTTCGCGGTTACGGGAACCCATGGACCCCATGCCCATAGCGCCCACGGTGATCACTGCACCCGCAACCGCTGCCGCTACTTCGATCACTGGTCTTGTTCTTGTTCAGGCAAAGCGTATCGCGGACTGTCCAGACCCGCTTTAGCGGCCCTGACCAATCCGCTTCTTACGCCCAGGCCTGGCCTTAGTCCTGACGGAGTTGCCAATGCTGGTCTTTTTGTAAGCCGCACGGGATACGTGCTGGACCTTGGCAACCCCTTGCTTAGCTTTGACCGCCATCAGAGCACCGCTTCAATCGCCTCACGGCTGTTAAATCCCCAAGCTGCTGCTGCCCCAGCGTTCCATTCCTGCCGCAGCACCGGGACCACATAACCTTCGTCACCGGGCTGCAACTGACGGTCGTAGCCCTCGGGATACTCCGCATCGTCAAAGGTGGTGTAGTCGTTCAGCAGGTTCTGCAAGAACGCAGAGCGTTCAGGGCTAGCTTCTGTTGCCGCAAGATCGGTAGCAGTGTTGATAAGTGTCATGGTGACTATCCGCAGATAAGGTGATCACAGGCAAAACGCGCCGAGACGTTGCCGTGACCGACCGACGGAACGACGCTCCAGTCGGCGGCCCGAGACCCGGAACCAGCACCGTCGGTCCAGCCGCCACCCAGGACGACGGCGCGGGGGGTGTCGGCGTTTTCCGTGCCTCGACCGCCTGTGTTGGTGTTGGAGCCGCTGGTGTAAATGCCAACGCGCTCAGTGCCCCAGATAAACAGCGTCCCTGTGGCCTGTGCCAGGCCCCATTTGCTTTGCCGCTCCCACTGCACGGTGCCGGGATCAGAACCACGGCTGCCGGCTTCAGGGGCGCCAAACGCGGCGGCTTGTAACTCCCAGCTGAACATCAGCCGCTTGCCAAAGCTGTGTGCCACTTCAAAGAAGTTATACCAGCTACCAGGATTGTTGCCGCTGGTCAGGCTATAAGCCGTACTGCCATTGCCGCCGTAGAAGCTAGGGATTAAAGGTGGGCTGCTGTTATCAGCGATAGTGAGGCCAATCTTGCTGGATTGAACGGCACTGAAAGTCGTGCCTGCGAAGCTGGTAGAGCCGCATAGGTATAGGTCGCACCAGAACCGACCATCAATGTTTGCCATCCCACGAGGGTCGGGACACTCAGGTCGCCAGGTCAAATCCCAGATGCTGTACTCCAAAATCTCAGCACTAGCAGTTGGGCTGCCGCTATTCACTGCTGTGGGGCGACCGCTGGGGATGTAGTGGAAGCCGCCAACTACAGAACCGCCTGTGGCGCTCGCTGGTGCCGTGGTAAAGCTGGCATCACCCACCAATGCGCCCGTAGTGGGATGCTGCCAGATGGCGTAATCGGTGTTGTTGGTAAAGCTGCCGGGCATCGTCACAACTGTCGCGGAACCGTAATGGAAACCGTTGAGTGAGCTGTTAGCAACGATGCTGATTGCCGTGGCGCTGGTCTTGAAGAACAGTGGTCCACGGTGAAGTGGCGGGCGGCGATTAAAGCCCTTAATGATGTTGACGCCACCACCACTGCTGGACTCGATGGAGTTAACTTTAAGTGTGCTCATGGGGTCACCTCCGCAGGGTAGGGATAGCGGCTGCGGATCTCAGCAACCTTTGCTTGCCACTCCTCAACAGTGGCTTCACCACGCTGCGACTTGAAGAACAGCGGGTCGGCTTCAGCGGTGTAGGCGGTGGCGCGGTTGCGTTGAGCGGATGCCAGTGCCTGCTCCTGGGCAACGATGACCGCTGCTGCATCGACCTTGGCCTGATCGAGCTGGACGGGGTTGCCAGCGGCGTCGAAGGCTCCAGTGCCATCGTCAATAAAAATGACGCTGGGATAAGCCTTGCGGATAGCTTCGTGATTGAGGGTCATGCTGCTACCTCCATAACGGTAATCGAAGATGCAGTTCTGTAACGATTGAAAGTATCAGTATCGGTGCTACTTCTGTTTATGTAATAAGTCACTGAACCATTGTCACCATTCATACCTCTCACAGAATAAGTGAGCGAACTTGTTGAGGAAGGACTATCTAAATATAAAGCGTTATGATTGATTGGAACAAACGCATAACCAGGATTATTGTTCACAGTTGTAGACCTAGGTCGAGAGCCCGCAGAATCTCCCCTAAAAATAACACTACCGCCCCTGCACAAAACAGTTCCCTGATAGTCATAGGATGCCCCTATGTTCACATTGTAAAAAACTAAAATTTTATTACTAGACGAGCTTGGCGTAATTGATACTGAAATTAAATCGGTGGATCCAACTGAATTAGCACTAATAGATTCGGAGGCTGTGTCAGTTTTAGCGGTTTGAGCCACCTGCAGAATCTTCCCCGCACTAGCAAAACTCAGCGCACCACTGCCGTTGGTCTGCAGGAACTGCCCAGCCGTGCCATTCCCCGTAGGCAGGGTCAGGGTGTTGGATCCTGCCACTGCAGGTGCAGTCAGCTCTGTGAAGCCGCTGGTGGATCCGGTAAGTCGTAGCTTGCTCATGGGGTCACCTCCAGGGGCTTGGGATACTTAGCTTTGACAGCAGCACAAGCTGCGTAATAGGCGTCCAGCTTGCTGGTGTCACCCTCTGATGCCCAATACAAGGCGTCTGCTAGCTCGGTAACTGGCGGGTATTCAGGTTGCCGTTGGCGTTGGTAGGCAGTGGCTGCGGCTGCAGCTGCGATTGCGTTCCAAGCAGATTGAGCTAGAGCCTGGTCAAACTCAAACGGTTCCCCAGTCTCCTGATTGGTGACGACAAGATCGTCAAGGGTGTTGCCTTGAATGGTGAGAAGCGCATCTGGATACGCAGCTCTGATGCCTGTATGCCAGTCCATTACGCTGCTACCTCCATGACCGTAATCCAACTGATGCCTCTTTCATAACTAAAACTATTACCATCGACTACAGTTCTGTTTAAGTAAAACGTGGTAGCTGTTGCTTGAAGAGCCGTTGGAGTATATGTAATTGTGTTTGTATTTGCTGGTCGCCCAGAGTCAGGAAACATATGACAGAAAGCACTGTCAGGTGTTGATGCGTGATCATCTGCATAAGTCATTGCAAACGAAACTATGCCGGGATTTCTTGATCCATAAGACGATGGCAGCACAACTGTTCTTGTGCCAGAAATAGTACGCGCAAACGCTGCCATTGCGTTATAAGAAGGGCCTCCCGTTTCTCCCATAAGGGAGAATGAAACCAACATCAAACTGGTGGATGTTGTTGGCGTGATGTTCACGCTAAAAGGCATATCAGTATGAGTCTGCGCTGATTGACTGACTGTGGTTGCTGTTTCGTATTGAGTGCTCACCACCTGCAGAATCTTTCCCCCAACACCTGCTGCCAACTTGGCGGCGGTGACTGCACCTGCTGCAAGGTCATCAGATGTAATGGAACCGTCAGGAAGACCGCCTGCGCTGATGCCAGTAACAGTGCCGGACCCGTTGATAGTGATAGGCATGATCAGACCACCACCCAGTTGGAATTGTTTGGAATAGTCACGGTGACCCCGTTGTTAATTGTGATAGGCCCGGCGCTGAGGGCGTTTTTCCCTGCCGTGATGGAATAACTGGTAGTGATAGTGGACGAGTTCTCGTAGAACACGTCATCCGTACCACCGCCTGCTGCACCACCAGCAGTGCCCCAGCTCAGTACGCCAGCGGCGTTTGACTTCAGGGCATGACCAGAGACCGTGGCATCCGTAGCAGGCAGCGTCCAGGTGACGTTGGCTGCAATCGCGCTTGGAGCTTGGAAGGCTACATAGTGACCACCTTGGCCAGTTGCCTCACCAAAGCGCAGGTCGGACTGGTTATCAAGCAACACGTCACCGGTAACCGTGCCACCAGAAGACGGGAGGAACGACACCCAGGAAAGGGTTGCATAGCCATCGGTAGCCAACGCCTGGTTTGCCGTACCATCGGCAGCAGGCAGCGTCCACGTCAAATTAGCAGCGATGCTGGCGGGACCCTTGAAGCCGACACTGTTTATACCATTACCGCTGGCTTCCCAGAAGTTAAGTTCGTTTTGGTTGGTAAGATTAAGATCGTTATGCTGGAATAAGGAGCTGTAATGGTTAGTGCCACCAGCGGTAAAGATGCCTACGGTCGAACCGTCGGCAACGATGTCTATTGAACCAGGGTTAACTCCATCGTCGGTGACTTCAACCTTTGAGTTGCCTTCAGTGATCTTGTCGGTACTGATGCCGGAGATTTGAGTATCGACGTAGTTCTTGGTTGCAGCGTCCTGAGCAGCAGCTGGATCACTCATGCCAGTGATGTTGTTGGTGCCCATTGCAATGGCACCCGTCATCGTGCCGCCAGCCTTTGGCAGGGCAGCGTTCACATCATCAATAACTTCCTCAATAGCATCTTGAACATTGCCTGATGCAACGCCGCCGTAAGGCGTAAAGGCGACGTTTGCAGCGTTAGCGGTAGTTGCTTCAGTAAATACTTCTTCAATAGCACCCTGAACATCAGTAGCTGCAATAGTGCCAAATGGCGTAAAGATAATATTTGCAGCATCGCCAGGCACGTAAGCCGTCACCCAGACAGCGCCGGTGTAGACCCGCATAGCCGACAGCGTGGTGCTGAAGTACAGGTCGCCAGCGGTCAGTGGATCGCCGTCGTTATCCAGAGTTGGATCAGCGGCAAAGCTGCCCAGGTAGCGGTCGTCAAACTGATCAAACGCTGCCAGTGCTGAGGCGGCAGAGTTGGCAGCAGCAGTCGCGCTGTTAGCTGAGTTTGTCGCGCTAGTGGATGCGTTTGCTTCACTGGTGGCTGCGTTGCTGGCTGATGTGCCAGCAGCTGTAGCTGAGTTGGCAGCTGCAGTGGCTGAGTTGGCAGCAGCTGTTGCGCTGTTGGCTGACGCTGTGGCGCTGTTAGCTGAGTTAGTTGCTGACGAAGCTGAGGCAGCAGCGCTAGCAGCAGCATTTGTAGCGCCTGTGTCTACATAGCTTTTGGTAGCAGCGTCCTGTGCGTTAGTGGGATCACCCATACCAGTGATCTTGTTGGTGCCCATCGCCAGGGCACCGGTCATGGAATCACCAGCCTTGTTTAACTTCAGCGCGTCATTCGTGTCGACATAGTTTTTGTTCGCAGCATCTGTAGCTGCAATGGGGGCAGCCAGGACGGTGATGCGCTGGTTGTTGACGGTTGGCAGACCCGTGGCCGGGTCAATGCTGATGGTTTGCTTGGTGAAGTCATCCAGCTCCTGCTCTAGGAACAGGTGCTGCAGGTTGCTGGTGTCTAGGTCACTGGCCACCAGCGTGGACCCGTCGACAAAGTCGACCAGGGGGGTGTTAGCCGGGGTGATCCGGCGCACCTCCACCCTGATCCCGTTTGCTGGTGCAGAGGCCAGCAGCACCGTG